AGAAGGCGGAGCGCGAAGACCCGCGGAAGCTCCAGGCGAAGGTCGCCCAGCTGGAGCGCGAGCTGTCGCGCACGAAGGCAACGCCGGCGCCCGCGCCGGCCGCGCGCGCTCAACGCATCGAGGTCCAGACGCTGCCATCGGCCGACCGACGCACGCTTGAGCGCGTCCTCACCGCCATCGGTCGGCTGGAGACTGCCGCCGAGAGGCTCGCGACCGATGCCAGGGCGGCCGGCGACCTCCTGAACGGCATCCTCCGGCCGGAGATGAACGGCGCCGGCTCCGACGCGTCCACGCCGCGTGCGCCGGGCACGACGACCGGGACCGCCGGGCCGGTGAGCGCGCCGCGGGCGGGAGCCCCCGCCCGCCCGCAGGCGCCCCGGCCCGCGGCCCGTGCCGCCGCGGGCGAGTCGCGACTCGACAAGGCCGAGCGGGCCATCCTCACCGTCCTGGCGCAGCACCAGCACCAGGCCGGCTGCACGCTCGAGCGCGTCGCGATCCTCGCCGGCTACGCCCCGAGCGGCGGCGGGTTCCGGAACGCGCTCTCGAGCCTCCGGCAGGCGGAGCTGCTCGAGGGCTCCAACACCGGGACCATGCGCATCACCGACGGCGGGCTAGACGCGCTAGATGGCGAATGGGACGAGCTGCCCTCCGGCGACGCGCTCGTCGAGTACTGGCTCTCGCACCGGGCCCTCGGTGCCGCTGAGCGCGCGATCCTCCGATGCCTGGTCGACGCGGCCCCCGACGGCCTCGAGATGACGAAGATCGCGGCGCGCGCGAACTACGCCCCGGACGGCGGCGGCTTCAGGAACGCGCTCTCGCGCCTGCGCACCATGGGCCTGCTCGAGGGACGGAACAGCGAGCACATGCGCGCCAGCGCTCACCTCACCGGATCACGCTCGGGGGCCGCGTGAGCGCCGCCGAACGCCTCGCGCCGGACGCCGCCGCGAACAGCGCGCCCAGCCCGGGCATCCCCTGGCGGCTCGACATCGCCTCGGCGTTCGCGCGGCTACAGGGCGGCATGACCTCGCTCGAGCACCGCGCGCACTACGGGTTCGACCTCAGCTGGATCCACCTCGGGGGCGAGACCTTGAGGTGCCAATGCGGCGACAAGGTCAGGTTCACGGCGTCGGACGAGGAGCTCGTGCTGCGCAGCATCAGCTGCGGCGCATTCATCGAGCGGCATGCCGAGTGCGGCCGCACCCGGGCGAAGTCAAGGAGCGGAGCCTGATGGGCGCGCCCGCGATACCCGGTGCAACAAGAGACCCGGCCGTCATCGGCATCGGGCCAGGAGGGCTACCGATCATGCAGACCTGCGCGAAGTGTGGAAAGAAGGGACACAACTCCCGCATTTGCGGACGCGAGGAAAAGCCGCATGCGACGCCTGCGACCGATGCGTCCCCGTCGAAGAAGAACAGGCGGACACAGAAGGCCGCGCCGGCCACGCCGCGCCGGCCACGCAATACCCCGCCTCTCTTGGCGATCGAGGAAGCAATCGAGTCCACGCGCGCAGAGCTCGCTGCTCTCGAGTCGGCTGCGGAAATTCTAAGACGTCGCGGATGAAGCGGATGGCGCGCATAGAACCGATGAGCAATGTGAGGGAGGGCAGGCTGATGGGACGTGCAAAGCTGAAGATCTCCGAAGCGCTGGTCGGAGTCGCCCTGGTCCATGGCCTCAAGGCTTCAAAGCCGGAACCGCAGCTCGCCGACGTCCGCATCATCGACGCCAGGATGCGCACGGACATCGGGCTCATCGAGCTGCTCCTCGAGAGCCCGAACCTGGAGGCGCAGGGCGAGCTCACGCTCGACAACGCTCCCGACTTCTACCCGACGTTCAGGCGGACGCCGTGGCTCGAGGCGGACGCCGCCCTCGAGCTCGTCGCCGCGCACCTGCAGAACGTCGCCTTCGGCTGCACATGCGCGAACGGCGGACCCGAGAATGGTCTCTTCTGCACCGCCTGTCGCTCGAAGAAGGCGCTCCGGGGCGTCCCGGTCGACATGCTCGATCGCGCGCGGGCGGCTTGCAGCCCGGCGCTCCCGGCCGTCGACGCGGCCCAGCTCGTCGATCCGGACGCACGCCACGGCGAGGTGCCTGGAGCATGAAGCGTCCTGATGACGATCCGCGCGCTCGCTTCCTGAGCATCGTCGTCCTGCTCGCCTTGGTCGCGTTCATCGCGACCGTGCTGGCCCTCAGCTGGCAGACCCGCTTCGCGCGCCCGCAGGGCCAGGCGCGCCCCGCCCGGGCTCGAGTGCCGCGCAGCGTCGCGGCGGCCGAGCCCACATCACGGAAACCGAACCACGGAGGGATCCGCCCATGAACGCGCTCAACAAGGCCATGACCGAAGCCTTCGACGCTCACGAGGAGCACCGCGAGGCGGTCGCGGCGGCACGGAAGTCGCACAAGAAGGCGCGGGAGGCCGACGACAAGGTGCGGCACCTGCGCCGCCTCGAGCGCGAGCGCGCCGCGACGAAGTCGGGCAGGGGCCGGGCAGCGTGAAGCGCCCCAGTCGCAAGTCGGCGAGCCAGCCGGGTAGTCGGAGCCGCCAACGGATGGCACGGCTGAGCTCGCCGGATCGATGGATCCTGTTCGCGCAGAACGGCGAAGGGTCGCCACTGGAACTCGCTTCGATCAGCAAGCCGGTGGCACCACTGGCCGATCCCCTGCATCACTTCTCCTACAACAGCGAGGACGCCGCTCGGGCGGCGGATCGCTACTTCGTCGCGGAATGTGAGAGCGGGGCGGAGGGACTCGGCCTGATCTCACGCTCGAGCGCGGGCCCGGAGGCGGTGAGCGAGGGCCAAGTGACCGCGGGCCGCATCGTCGCCACGGGCGCGAAGGGCGAGACGCCATGAACTGCCCGCGCTGCGGATTCAAGTTCAGCGTGCTCGCCGTGAACGCCGACGAGCTGCCGGAGTTCGCGCCGCTTCTCTGCGAGGGCTGCGGCCAGGTCTCGCTCCTCGAACGAGGCATTCCGCGGGTTCCGGCCCCGTCCGAAATACGCGCAATCAAGACGAGCCCCGCCTGGCGCGACTTCCTCGAACCGGTCGCTCGCCTCATTCGCGAGAAAAAGGCCCAGCCGCCGGAGCCGGTCGACCGAAGCAAGCAGACGCTCTCGGACGGCTCGCCGGTCACGCCGGATTACCGCGAATTGCGCCCGGATGGGCAGCAGAAGGGCTACGTCGTCCTGAGCGCGGAGGAACGCGCGCGCGGCTTCGTTCGGCCGGTTCGAACCACGTATCGCCACGTGGGCGTCCGACCGAAGTACGAGCTCCGTGATCTGACCGACGAGGAGAAGGCCCACTACGCCGACTGCCTCTACGTCAAGTTCGAATGCTACCCGCCGAACGAGCTGTTCGGACACATCGGGCGATTCTGGACCGAGGCGCAGCTCAAGTCTGGATGTGGCGGCGAGACGACCATGGGGCTCAGCATCGCCGAGACCTACGCGCGCGATCCGAAGTTCTACGGTGCCACGTTCTGCTGCCAGTGCCGGAAGCACTTCCCGGTCGCTGAGTTCGTCTGGGTCGGGACCGACGAGCGGGTTGGCTCATGAGCCGCGCCCAGGAGATCACGCCCGCCGAGCTGCATCGCTTGCCCGGCTCGCTCCGTGAGCATCAGCGGCGGCAGGCGGCACTGCTCACCTACCTGGCGCTGAACCGAGTGCCGGCGATGCCCATTCACACGGGCCCGCGCGTCGCTCGAGGGCCGGACGGTGAGTGGCAGCTGCGCAAGAACACCGAGCAGCGCGGCTGCGCGGACGTCCTCGCCTGCCTGCCGCCCGATGGGCGCCTGGCGCTCTTCGAGCTGAAGACCGGCCGCGCGCGGCGTTCGAAGGCGCAGGTCGCAGTGCACAAGCGATTCGCGGACGCCGGCGCGCTCTGCATCGAGGTGCGCGACGTCGTCCGCGATGTCGGGCCGCACATGCCACGCGGCTCGCGACTCAACCAGGGAGGGACCCGATGAAGATCACCGCGCACGGGCGCGTCGTCAGCCACACGATCTTCCAGCCGAACCCGAAGGACGAGCCCGAGCTCGAGCTCGCGAAGGTCGGCATCGTCGTATCGCCGGCGACGAAGGAGTCCGAGAAGGGCGACGCCGGCAAGCATACGAAGATGGTGCTCGTCGTCGAGAAAGAGACCGTCTTCGACAAGCTCGTCCTGGGCCAGCTCGTACGGATCACGCTCGAGGACACGCAGCAGGTGCTGCCCTTCGACAAGCCGACCAAGGACGCCGGAGGGACGAGCTCGCGAACATCGCGGGCGAATTGAAGTCCGGACGGGAAAGGGACACGTCGCCGGCGGGCGACGGGCCCGGCTCGCTTGGGTTGGGAGGAGCCCCCGTCCGGTTGATGAAGCGATGCCGGTGGCGAGCCTGCGTTCTATGGGGATGGCGCGCGTGGCGGCCGGCATCGCGATCGACACCAACGCAGCGAGGAGAACGTCATGGACGAGGAGCAAGCGACAGCAGCCGCGGACCCGATCGATGTGCTGTTCACGTACCACCCGCCCGAAGGGGACCAGGCCAGGCGGTACGTCGAGATCCGCGAGGCCGGCAAGGAGCTCGCGCGGAAGGTCCACGAGCTGTGCGAGTCCGGTCCCGACCGCACGGCCGCGATCCGCAAGGTGCGCGAGGCCGTGATGACCGCCAACGCCAGCATCGCCACCAAGAACGCTGCCGCTCACTACCGGTAGCAGATACGGCGCAGGCCAGCAGTAAGGCGACGCAGTTCCGACAGTGCCGGTGGGCGGGGATCCACCACTCCGGATGAGGAGTCGCCCCAAGCCAAAGAGCTGGCCGAAGTGCGAAGGGCCGGGCCCCACCCGCCAGGGGGTCCGGACGTGACTTGGGGAGCAGGGAAGCAGCAGCACACCGAGGGAACGAGACATGGCCGACGAGGAGCCGCGCGAAGAGCAGCCGCAAGGACGAGATCGGCACGCCAGGTGGAAGCCCGGCGCGTCGCTGCCGTTCGGGAGGTTCTGGTGGAAGGACTGGCTCGGGGATCCGGCGGTCAGACGCCTGACGCACGAGCAGAGAGGTCGGCTCATGGACGTGCGAGCTGCGACGTACGGCTCGAGCACGCTCGGGATGACGCCGGGTGTCATGACCGAGGAGGACGTCCGCGCCTGGGCAGGCTACACGCCCGAGGAATGGAAGCGCGTGCGCGAGGACTTCTCGCGCGCCTTCACGATGCGAGGCAGGACGCACAAGCGATGGGTTCTGGTGGACATAGAGGAGGATTACGCGGCCTCTTCGAGAATCGCGCGGGCTGCGTACTTGAGGGCGATGAAGGGCGTCGCGGGGCGCAAGAAAGGCAAGGACTTAGCAACTACGGGTTCAACCCCGGGTGCAACGCAGGCTCAACCCCGGGTGCAACCCCAGCTCGACACAGATGTAAGAAGTCAGAATTCAGAGATTCAGAAAGCAGACAAGTCAGAACCAGATTCCAGAGCGCCGAGAGCGCAGATGCGCTCTCGCGCTGGCTCGGCTGGCCCGGCTGGCTCGTCCGGTGCGTCGCCGCTCCGGGGCATCATCGCGAGGGCGACGGAAGGCAACGGCGGCTCAGAGCGGGGAAGCGCATGAGCCGTGCCGACGTGCTCTCCGAGAGCCTCATCCATCGCCTCGAGGCACAGCTCGGACCTCTCGGCGTCGACGTGCGCATTCATGCTGCGAACGTCCGCGAGATGGTGGAGAGACTCCCGGACCAGGTGGAGAACCCCGCCGGATTGCTCGTGAGCTGGTGCCAGCGTGACGCGGACGCCCGGAGATCCGCGCATGCGAAGCGCGAGCGCGACCAGGAGCGCTACGCCGAGCTCATGGTCGACCTGTACGCCTGGCTCGCCGCCGCCGGGCCCGGGCCGCGCATCGTCGCGCGCGTGCTCGACCAGGCGAGCCGCGAGGGCTACCCGGCGCTCAATCGCCGCACGATCGAGAAGCTCCGCGCGCTGGGCAGCCACTGGCCGGCGCCGGCGGGGCATGACGAGGGGCCGAACGGGACCGGCGCGACGGATAGCGCTACCCGCCCGCAGCAGCTCAACGGACCAGGGAGGTCAGATGCTCGTGTTAGGACGTAGGCTCGGCGAGAAGATCATGATCGGCGACGAGATCGAGATCGTGGTGCTCGGCCATCAAGGAGAGCAGACCAAGATCGGGATCGTGGCCCCGCCGCATATCCACGTGAATCGCTTCGAGGTCTGGCAGCGGATCCAGCTCGGCCTCGAAGCGCGGCGGCGCAAGCGCCCGCCCAGCGAGCCGGAGCGCGAGGCCTCGTGAGCTGGGAGCGACGAGACCCGAGGGTCTGGACGCCGGTGCGCTATGTGCGCTTCCCGCAGGTCTGCGACTTCTGCTGGGAGGTGATCCCGCGCTCGAGCCCAGGACGCACGACGGGCAGTCGAGGGACGAAGGCCTTCTTCAACGCCGCGCTCAACATCTGGGAATGCATTCCATGCCGGGAAGAAGCCACGCGCGCCGACCTGGCGAGGCAGTCGGATCTGGACGCACGAAAGCCAGGAGGAAGTTCATGACGATGAGCACATTCCGTCCGAGGGTTTGGAATCCGGGATCCGGTCGCAGCCAGCAGGGCTCCGGCCTGCCGTTGGAGCAGGTCTCGTTCGAGAAGAGCCGCAACCGGCCGCCGCATCCACGCCGGCCAACTGAACCTCCGCCGCCATCGTCGCCGCCGCCTCCCGTCGAGACCTTCAGCTTCGCCATGACGCCCGGCTACCCGCGCGTCTGGTATCACGGCATCTACACGCATGGGAATGGCCACAGCCTGCTCACCAACAACGGGGAGACGCTGCAGAGCGTCCTGGATAGTCCGATCGATGAGGGCATGGCGACGGCGCTCTCTCGGTATCCACTCATCACGCTCTCTGACGGCCCGTTCATGGACAAGCGGCAGGACGTTGCCACTTACATCAAGTCGAAGAATCCGCAGTGCCACGTCCTCTGGTCCATGAACGTCATGCTACGGTTCGACTGGATCGTGCCGACGATGCTCTGGAACGACGAGTTCAACATCTTCAAGGGACCGCCCGACATGCGGCTGCGATGTACGGACGGCTCGCTGTTCCCGTTCGCGATCCCGCCCGGGGTCGCCTACTTCATCGACATCGGGCAGATCAAAGAGCGAATGTTCCAAGCGCTCGTGGACCACGGCGCCGGCAGCGGTGTCGCCGAAGGATTCTGGCTCGACTTCGCCAATGGCGTGATCTCTGGCGGCGCCGAGCCTTCATTCCCGGACGGGACGCCGCGCTTCCTCGATCCCACTTCGACCGGCTGGGCGAACCTCTCGCAACTGAACGCCTCGGCGAAGGCTGGTCTCGACTACTACGTGGACCATTTGAAGCAGTTCGGTCCAGTCTGGGGCAACGGCACCGTCGATGCTGACAGCCTATCCCGCTGGTACGGGCGTGTTCGCGAGACGCTGGACCCGGACTTCGGCTTCATCGGCGGCAGCAATCCGCCGAGCGGATTCGCCACCTTCGACGATTTCGTTGCCGACATGCTGCTCTACACAGGGCCAGGCATCGACGGCGGCGGGACCCAGCTGGTCAAAGGCGACGACGCGAGCACGACATACACGCAGACATGGATGAAGCTCGCGCGTTTCTCCCCAGGGACCGCAGCGCTCGCGGGCGCCTATGGCTGCGTGGCCCCGGAGCAGACGCAGACACAGAAGATCCAGCACCCCGAGCTATGGGCGGACGAATGGAGCGTCAACACAGATGGCACGCACGATCCGACCGGAGCTCGCATCGGCTGGCTCGGCCGGCCGGTTGACCCGCCCGGGTTCAAGGACCCGGTGTCCCATGTCTGGGTCCGCCGCTTCCAGAACGGCATCGTGCTCGTGAACGGCGACGGACCGAATGGTCTGGGCGGCAAGACCATCACGCTGGAGCGTGCCTATAAGCGCATCCAGGGGGTGCACGACACCGTGGTGAACAACGGCGCTATCCAGCAGACGGTGACGGTCCCGAACAAGGACGCTGTGTTCATGGTGAGGATCTAGTCATGACTGGGAAGGCCCCTGGGCGCGCGGGGATGAGGGCGACGATTCGGGCCTCGACACGGGTCCTTCCCCGAGGGGCGCACGCGGGTGACGGCGGCTGCGATCCCGGTCTAGGCATGGTCTCCGAACTAGGTTTACAGTTTACAAAACACACTCGGGAGCCGACGCGACGCGCATGAAGAGGAAGCGGGTTTCGACCGCTGCCGGCGCGGGCCGACGCCGAAACGGTGCTCGCGAAGCGCCAGCGCCGGCGGGCGGCCGGATGACGCAGGCGGTTTACGCTCGCCACCGCGGGGTTTCTCGAGCCGCCGTCGGCCGGGCCGTCCGGGAGCGGCGGATTCCCGTGGACGCCGATGGCCGGATCGACCCCCTCGCCGCCGACGCCGCCTGGGACCAGAACACGTCTCCCCGGGCCCGCGGGCCGGCCGGCCCGGCGGCCCCGACGGCGCTCGAGCTGCCGGTCGACCTCACGGAGGCGCGGACTGCGCACGAATGGGCGAAGGCCCAGCTCGCCGAGCTCGAGCTCAAGGTCCGATCCGGCGAGCTGGTCCCGGTGAGCGAGGTCCGCGATGCGGCGTTCAAGGCCTCGCGCGCCTCTCGCGACCTGGTCGAGAGCATCCCCGATCGGATTGCGGACGACCTGGCCAGCGTCGCCGACGCGAGTGAGATCCGCCGTATCCTCCGGGTGGAGATCGCTCGGGCCCTGGACGAGCTCGCTTCGCTCGAGCTTCCCGCCGAGCCCGAGGCTGCGGCCGGCGGTTCGGCATGATCCTCGTGGACATCTGTCGTCCATGCGGAGCTCCGTGGCTGGGCGGAGTCGCCTGCCACATGATCTCGGACAGGAGCGAGCGCGAGCTGCTCGATTTCGCGCAGGGGCTTCGGATCCCGCTCGCCTGGTACCAGGCCAGGTCGCCGGTCCCTCACTTCGATCTATCGCCCGGCTGGCGCAAGAAGGCGATCGCGGCCGGGGCTCGAGAAGTCGATCGCACCGGCCTGGTGGAGGGCATGCGGCGATGGCGATCGTCGAATCCGCAGTAAGCCGAGCCGCCAGCGAGTTCCTCGCGGCCTTCCGGGACGGCTGGCGCCGCGATCCCGAGCTGACGATCGATGAGTGGGCCGACCAATACCGCGCGCTCTCGCGCGAGACGAGCGCCGAGCACGGTCAATGGCGAACGAGCCGCACGCCCTACGTTCGCGAAGTCCTGCGCGAGATGTCGCCGAGCAGCCCGACGCGGCGCGTCGTGCTCATGTGGGGCGCCCAGCTCGGGAAGACCGAGTCGATCCTGAACTGCATCGGCTACGGGATCCACCACCGACCGGGCCCGATCATGATGGTTCAGCCGACCGTCGACGTCGCGATGAACGTTTCGAAGGAGCGCATCGTTCCGCTCGTTCAGAACACGCCGGCGCTCTCCGAGCGCGTCCTCGAGAACCGGTCTCGGGACGGCAACAATACGATCCTCACGAAGCGCTTCTTCGGCGGCTTCTTGAAGATCGCCGGCGCGAACTCCGCCGCAGGGCTCCGCTCGACTCCCATCCGTGATCTCTACCCGGATGAGGTCGACGCCTATCCCCTCGACGTCGACGGCGAGGGCGATCCGCTCGAGCTCGCGCGGAAGCGCCAGACGAACTTCGCGCGCGGCAAGGAGCTGACAACCGGGACACCGACCATCAAGGGGTTCTCGGTCATCGAGCGCGAGTACCTCCGCGGCGACCAGCGGAAGTTCGTGGTCCCATGCCCCCATTGCGGCGCCGAGGACTGGCTCCGCTGGTCGAACATCGACTATCGCAACGACGACCCGACGACCGCGAGCCTACTCTGCACCTCATGCGGGGCGCTGACCGAGGAGCGCCACAAGCGCGAGATGCTCGAGCGTGGGCGCTGGGTTGCCACCGCGCCGGGTGATGGCATCACGAAGAGCTACCACCTCTCGAGCCTCTATTCGCCCCTGGGCTGGCTCTCCTGGGTGCAGCTCGTGCGGGAGTGGCAGGACGCGAAGAAGGACCCGTCGAAGCTGAAGGTCTTCGTGAACACGCGGCTCGCTGAGACCTGGGAGGAGCGCGCGGAGTCCGTCGAGCCCGACGTGATCTTCTCCCGGAAGGAGGCCTACGCGTCCGAGGTCCCCGCCGGCGTCGGCGTTCTCGTCGCCGCGGTGGATGTCCAGGCGGACCGCCTCGAATACGTGATCAAGGGATTCGGCGCCGGCGAGGAGTCGTGGCTGATTGCATGGAACGAGATCCCGTTCATCGCGCCCCCGGATGCGAAGGACCGCAGCCGATATGACGCCTGGCTCGAGCTGGACCGCGAGCTGCTCGAATCGTGGGATCACGAGTGCGGCAAGAAACTACGCGTCGAATGCGTCGCGGTGGACTCCGGCTTCAAGTCGGACGACGTCTATCGGTTCTGCAAAGCACGCGCGCACCGCAAGGTCTTCGCGGTAAAGGGCGGAAGCGAGACCGGCAAACCGCTCGTCGGGCGCCCCAGCAAGAACAACGCGTTTCGCGCCCGGCTATACACGCTCTGCACGGATGCGGGGAAGACCACGATCCATGACCGGCTGAGGATTGGCGCTCCCGGCAGCGGCTTCATGCATCTGCCGGCCTGGATCGATCGCGAATACGTCGACCAGCTGACGGCCGAGAAGGTGATCAGGCGCTACCAGCGGGGTAAGCCGCCGGTGCGCGTCTGGGTGAAGACGCGCGAGCGAAACGAAGCCTTCGACCTCGAGGTCTATGCGCTCGCGGCGCTGCGGATCCTGCTCGGTCCTCAGCCTGATCGCGCGCTTCGGCTCCGGGCGGCGCGCCTCGAGACGAAGAAGGCTGCGGGCGAAGTGCAATCGGCGCCGATGATGCCGGAAGAGAAGCCGGCCCAGCAGGCGCCAGCGCGGCCCGCGCGATCGTGGCTCCCCCGCAGGAAGGGCTGGGTGCAGGGCTGGAGGCGATAGCCTGCGGGCACGGAAATCGCTTACATGGCCGGGAGAGTTGACGAGCAGCGTTCAATCGCTCGGTTGCAAACTGTGTTTAAAGGCCCGCAACACGCTGGCCCGAAGGAGGTTCGGCGACAGCTTCTCGCCGGCCGAAGTCTTGACATACGGGCAATCCTGTGTTGCGGCTGCACGCACGGTCACGTACATTCTTGTGCACTACAACCGCGAGAGAGACGCCACGAAAGCCCCGCCACGTTGCCCTGCGCTCCCCAGCTGCCCCACTGGAGGTTAGCCCGTGCCCATGCCCGTCCCCACGCAGTTCCCCCTCATCATGACGTTTTCCGAGCTCATGCAGATCGGCGACGCGATTGTCCGCGTTAGCGGCGATACGAGCGTGCTCGGAGAAGTCTCCCCGGATGGGTCGTGGCGATGCGCCACCGTCTCGGCCGGCGGCGTGGAGGAGGGCGGCGCGACGCTCGTCGAGGCCTACAGGGCTGTGAGGAATCAGATCCGGCTCGTGCTCGAGGATTGCGCGTACGGGGTTGACGCGGTCGATGCGTTCGAGAACGAGGTCGCGAATGTTTTCAGCTCGGTCAATCCGGAGACGAAGGCGGCCTGGGATGAGGCGCTGAGATGCGTGCGCGCCGGGCAGTGCTCTCCGACGTCGGGCGCTGAGAAGCTCCCGGTCAAGCGCGCCGCGGAGATTCGGCCCGTATCGGTGGGCCTGGTCTCCGAGCCCGGCATGGTGGAGAACCTCGAGCAGGCTGCGTAGTCCTCTGCGCCTTGAGCAAGGCTCAGTATTCCCTGGCCGAAGTGGAGGGCATGCTGTTGCATTGCGCGCCGGATGCGAAGCTGATCTTCAAGAAACACCATTACTGGGCGGTTCGAGGCAAGAAGCGCTACACGAACTTCCCCAAGGGAGAGGGCGCAGGCGGCGAGAAGCCGACGCGTATCCGCGTTGAAGACGGTCGAATTCGAGCATGCGTGACGATGCTTGAGATTGACGTCGAATGCGTGAAGAAAATCCTTCCAGGAGTTTGTAAGTGAACCCGACTCGGGAAGATCTCGCAGGTGCCTCGCTCACCGGCTCATCCGCCGGTGCCTCGCTCCATGTTGAGCGGCCTGCGGCGGCCTACGTCAGCGCCCCACTTATCGGCATTGATCCGCGCGTTGGCGAGTTGTCAGTCGACGGCCGCCGATTTCGCATTCCGGAGCACGCTCTCGCGGCGCGCTCGTTCAGGCTCCTCGTCCCGATTGGCTCCGAGGTGCAATGGCATGCAAGCCTGGGCAAGCCAGCCAAGACTCTGAGCCAAAGCTCGCCGCCACAGGTGCGCACGGAGTCTGGGACCTTCGATTGCGAGCTGATTGAGGAAGGCCCGCTGCCGGCCTGACCCGGGTGAGAGGCGAGTCTCAGCCTTAGCGGGCGGCCCGTGAATCCCCCGGCCGCCCGCTTTCGTTTTTCGCCCCGGCGCGTCGCTTTTTTCTTGCTCAAGCAAGCAAGCTAGCATAATCTGAGGGTGTCGCGAGGGGATTGGGCCCCGCGCGAGAACCCAAGGAGGATGCAGTGAACTTCACCGGAATGGCCGAGCTGACTCACTCGCAGATGGTGCGCGACGCTCGCCGCGCGCCGAGGCTGCTCGTCGGCGACATGCCCTACGGCGTCGTGGTTTGCGGCCCCGAGGACGTCGTCGCCGCGTGGCCGGAGCTCAAGGTCGCCGAGCGCGAGGTGTTCGGCGTGCTGACGCTGAATGCTCGCCACATGGCGACGCGGCGCGTCATCATCTCCATCGGCTCGCTCAACGCGAGCATCGTCCACCCGCGCGAGGTGTTCCGGCCGGCGCTGCTCTACTCGGCGGCGTCGCTCGTGCTCGTCCACAACCACCCGAGCGGCGACCCGGAGCCGAGCGAAGAGGACCTGAGCATCACGCGCCGGCTCGTCCAGTGCGGGGAGCTGCTCGGAATCGGGGTGCTCGACCACGTCGTCATCGGGTCGCGCGGCACCGTGAGCTTCCGCAGCCGGCAGCTCATCGAATGAACCCGGCGGGGGCGGGGGCGAAAGCCCCCGCCCTCCCGTGGTCTTGGTCAAAGCAGGTAGACTTCCCGGTGTTCGCGGGTGCCCGTCGAGGGTCTCGACGCGGCGTCGCTCGCGCACGCCTGTCCCAGGTGGCGGGTGGAGCCCAATCTCCCGTCACAAGCGCTGCACGATAGGATCCTCCGTCGTGCGCGGCCCGTCGCCTGGTGATGTTCCGTGGAGGCCGCATTGGTCGAACGTGACGATTTCAGCGACCCCGCTGTCCGCGGGAGTCTCGGCGGTAAGGTCGGCGGCCCAGCTCGGGCCGCGAAGCTAAGCGCGCGGCGCCGACGCGCGATCGCCGGCGCCGGCGGGAAGGCGCGCGCGAAGGCCCTTTCGAAGCGGGAGCGGGCCGAGGTCGCGGCCGCCGGCGGAGAAGCGCGCGCGCGACGGCTCGGCGCGAAAATGCGTTCCGCGATCGCCGCGGCAGCCGGCGCCGCCGGATCGCGGAAGCTGACGCCCGAGCAGCGCAGCGAACGCGCGCGCGCCGCCGCCAGGGCTCGCTGGGGCGAGAAGAAGTGAAAGCTCGACGACGGCCCGCGATGCCTAAATGGGCATACCGAGGCACTCAGATCGTCGCATGGCTGATCATCGCCATCTGCCTTGCGCGCGCATTCGGAGTTGGCGCGCGAACGCCTCAGCAGCGGCTTGCCGGCCTCGCAAGCGCTGGCACGTGGGTCACGGGATCCGTCTTCTTGCTCCTGCTAGCCGGCTATTTCAGACCGCTCAAGAACTCGGACGACGACGAACGTCACGTGCATGATCTGATCGTGCCAGTCGCGCTGGTGCTCTTCGGCCAGACGCTTGCAATGCACGCGGATAGCGCTCGAGGCGAGTTGGCGGATCACCGTGAACGCTCACGCGCGGAGGCAGATTCGCTCAATAAGGCGCGTGAGAGAGCCGCCGCTGACTCTCTCGCGGTCAGGGTTGTCTATGAGCAGCTCTACGCGAATTTTCGGTATCTAGGAACCAACTCGGAGATCCTGCGGCGCGAGCTCGATCTCGGGGCCGACCAGACTTCGATGTACCCGCTCAGCCCTCTGAATCTTGACTGGTGGTCGACCCTCGTCAGGTCGGATCCGGCAGGTTATGCGTATAACGGCCAGCTGATGGCTGACCTGCGCGAGATCAACGAACTGACGAATCGGGTACAAGCCGGCATTGACCACCGCGAAGCGTTCAAAATGAACGCTCCCTCTATCGTCAACTACGACTCTGGCGTTCGGATCGTGGACAGGCTGCTGCTCAAGGACATCGCGCAGCTTCGTGGGCTGATGCGGCCCCAGCTGTGGGATTCGAGCGGGGCGCCTAGACGTTGAAGGCCCCGGCAGCTCGCGCCGCCGGGGCCTCGATTCTTGGAGCTCTCGCCGACTACAGCGGCTGCGCCAGGAACTGCCCCACGCTCGAGCGCACGTCATCGGCGTCGCCGTCGTAGAAGACCTCGATGTCACACTGATACGCCGTGTGGTTCGAGCCCGCGTTCGCCGTGATCTGCGCGCAAACGTAGTCGTGCTGGAAGACGCCATCGCCGTGGCCGAGGCCGAACTGCAGGCCAGTGCCCAGCATGTTGATGTTGTTCGTGCCGCGCACGTTGTAGCCGACGCCGACGGCGGACTGGGCCGTCGACGTCAACCCGGAGATCACCGCGAACGTGATCGTGCCCGGGGTGTTCGAATCCGTCGACTTGTGGCGGCACAGGACGAACTTCGCGCCGCGGCAGGGGATGGGCTGCGAGAAATAGGTCTGGGCGGCGGTCAGCGTCTGCGGCCCCACGGCGCCGCTGCCGATCGCAGTGCCGATCTTCACGTTCTGGTAGAGCTTCGATCGAGACATCGATGCCTCCGAGGGGTTCAACGCCGGCGTCGCCGGCGAGTCAGTGCGAGTGGCCGTTCAGCGCGGCCGCGACCTCGCCGCGGATGCGCGCGCTCGCGGATTGCTTCTCGCTGTTCGCGGCCGCGGCTCCTGCCGCCGCATCGGCCGCCGGGCTATTCCCGCTCCCCGCTTGCGCGATGAGCGCTCCCAGGTCGAGCCCGTACCTCTTGAAGAGCTCCTCGTCCTTCTGGCGCTGGCGGAGCATCTCCTCGGTGTCCTCGCCGCGCTCCGCGAGCAGCTGCGTGATCGTGGTCAACCCGAGCTGCAGCTCGATCACCGAGGCCTCGAGCTCCTTCACCGGGTCGACCCATTCGGACGTCTGCATCAGCCAGCGATGGGACCGGTAGCGGCGCCAGTCGAAAGAGGGGAGGCGAAGCGCGCCGGAGAGGATCGCCGCCTCGAGCCACCATTCGTAGATCGGGCGCCGGAAGACGAAGGCCCAGTGCTCCTGGATCATCCGGCACAGCACGCGCTGCACGAGCTGCGAGGCGCGCTCGCTCGAATAGTTCGCCTTCGAGTAGTCGCCGGTGAGCGACGAGTAGGACGTCAGGAGCCCGGTGGCGATCCAGCGCTCGACGGCTGTCGTGAAGTCGTCGAAGAGGTCCGTCGGCTGGGTCGGCGTGAACGCCGACATCTTCTCGCCGGGAGCGAGACGCAGGACGGTGCCGGGCGACGTTTCCATCTCGACCGGCTGGGCGCCCAGCGGGTCGCCGTCGGCGCCGCCCTCCGCGTCCGGTGACGTGTTCGAGTTGGCGTCCACGTCCTGCTCGATGAAGGCCATCTGCGAGGCGCCCGCGCGCGAGCCGACCACGACCGCCTCGAGGTAGCCGTTCAGGTGGAGGCTCGGGACCATGATCGGCGCGAACCAGGTGACGCCGCGCGCCTGGTTCAGCCGCTGGGCGACGAACGAGTGAACGATCTCGCTCGCCGCGATGCGCCGGCGGGGCCTGGCGTAGAAGCCCTGCGAGTAGGGGCCGTCGAACACGTGGTAGGCGACCCGCGCGCCCTCTCCGTCCACCTCGACGCCGAGCCAGATCTCGTTGCCGCCGGCGACGCCGGAGAGGACCGTGCGCGTCTCGTCGACCATGTCCGGATCGATCCCCTGGAGTGCGAGGCCGTGGGGTCGGCTGAGCCCCAAGATCCTGCGCGTGAAGAACTCGCCCTCGGACATCATGGTGCCGAAGCTCAGGTGCTCGTAGAGCGCGAAGTTCTGCATGCCGTCGACGGTCACCGGGCCCTCGGTCCAGTCCTTCCACGCTGCCTCGATCGCCCGATTGGTCTCGACGTCGAGCTCGCCGTCGGGGCGTCGCACCTGGGCCTGGAGCCGCGCGCCGCGTGAGCCCAGCACCTCGGCGCGCTTCACGCCGAGGAACTTGGTCGCGAGGGCGTCGTTCAACCCGAGGTCGCGCCCGCGCGCGCGCAGGATGCGCAGGTCGCCCCGCAGCTGCTCGACCGGGGATTGGGTGCGAGCGATCGAATCGCCCGTGAGGCGGGACATCTCCGCGCCCCGGTAAGCGCCATGGACCACGCGCATCATGCGCCCGCGCCGCGGCGGGGCCGGCGCCGCGGGCGCAACGG